AATCTTGTTTAGGTAAGGTAAATGGTTTTGTTGCTACGGTATCTTGCTTTCTAAATGAAATGGCTTCGCAGTAATGACAGTTGGCTACACCTTTATCAAGATTTACGCTTAACGCTCTATCTTTTTTATTTGTTCTTTGATCCTTACAGTTTGGGCAGACTATCTTAAGTGTCTTTCCTCTTTTGCCCATTGTAAGATTCTCTATGTCTTCCCACGGTATAATTGTTTTCATTAAAATGCTTGTTTTGAGTAATTGCTTTTGACTTTACCTTCTTTAGTTTTCATGTCAATTCTCTTCCTGATGAAGTTTCTAAAATGTCTGCTAAATTCAGTTCCCTTGTCTGTTGTTGTTGACGAGTTCATTCTGTGAATAACAAAGCTGTCTATTTCTTTTTGAAAAAGTTTGCTATCTAACTTGTGGTGCTTACAAAATTCTTCGATAAGCTTTGTGTCTTGTAGGTAGATTGTCTTCCAGTCGTGAACGTTTATAATATCTACTAAAGTATTTTCTTTATTTTCTTTATTGTTATTATTATTCTTATTGTTTGTTGCGTTTTGATTGTCGTCTGCATCATCTTTGCTTGATGCGAGCTTGACGAGATCATCAGGTGAAAGTTGGTAACTGTCATATTTTACAATGGTTACAAGAGAAAATCTGTTTGACGGATTATCTATTTTTATTTCACCACCTTCTCGTAGTCTTTTTAGAGCCTTTCTGACCCTTGAAAAACTGATGTTTAAAGTTTCTACGAGCCTAACCGTTGAGGTAATGTGTTGGCCTCTTGCTACGTCTCTTCCTCTTACTTTTGCAGGGGCGTAGTTTGCCATCATCAGGAGGTGAATGAATACTCTGAACGTGTCAGGATCAGTGTACCATTCCCATTCAATGACTCTCCTATGAAGCGATATGAATCCATTCATACGTCTAACTTTTCTAAAAATTTTATTCTTTCTAAAAGCTGTGATTGTTTCTTGACCAAGGTAAACATGATCTTTCTCTGGTGCTGTATGTAGTGCATCGCTTCACGCTTAGACATTTTTGTGGTTGTGAGATGAGGTGTGTAACCTTTCATCTGTAGAGTATTGTTGATGTGAGACATTACGTTTTCATATGTAACACTAAGATCGCCTCTGTTGTATTTAAGGTAAACGTCAGGGAAGTTTTTATATCCATGCAGTACAGTCGCATGATCTTTAGGATTACCTTTACTGTTTTTAAATAGCTTGCCTATGTTGGCCAGAGATAACTTAGTAAAGTGATAGAGAATAAAGAAGTACATTCCTCTGAATTCCACAAGTTCCCTTGTACGTTTGTCGTTGTTTTTAGTAGTATTATATTGATTCCAATAGCCGTGTTGCCATAAGATATCAAGAACAGCATCCTTAGACAGGTATGGACGTGCCTTTTTCATTAAATGTGGCATAATTCAATTTGATTATGGGGAGAGAGTCAGTGTCCCTCCCCTTGATTAAAAAAAAGGTTTACTTTAATCGAATTTAAAATCTGATACTGGGCTAGGCTGTGCGTTGTTAGTTGGCTCAGCTTGATTAGTTGTCTCAGCCTTTAACTTCCCATTGTTTCCGATTTTAAAGCCTTGCTTTGTTTCAGAATTGTAGTTGCTTGCAGACAAACCACCATCGCTCCATTCAGTTACTTCTACCCATAGAGACTTACCATACTTGTCAGATTCAGTAACAGCTTTTGGGTTTTGGTTGATTGACTTTTGGATTTCCTCTAAGCTAAGAGGCATATTCCACTTTTTTACAGGTGTGTTATTCATAATTTATTAGATAAGTGATCAGAGAGTTGGTTCATATAATCACGACAATGTGCAATCCTCTCTTTTAACTGCTCAATGTGTGTTTCATTAAATTCTACTGGTATTTCGACTACTCTTAGAGTTGCAGGATGATGTTCAAAAGTGTGATCACGAATGATTTTCTCTTCTTCATCCATTGACAAATCCATTACACCAAGTTCTTTTGCTCTTCTAAACCTAACGCCTTGTACAATTTCTTCAGGCGTGTTTACAAGGCAACGTGCAAGAGTTCCTTCCTTCAATCCAGTCAGCCACATATACCCTTGCAATTGCCAGTAATAGTTTTTGTCATAAGACAACAGATCGCCTGCGTAATACATAGGAAACGTCTTCATGGTGAAAGAGTTTTTTATGTCTACTAAAATGTCATCCATAAATATGTCAGGAGTTCCACAAACATATTCGTTCTCAAAAAACTTTTCGTTCTTGACGTACATATCTTCTATTGGCCTCTTATGAACTTCGCTTAGTAAGTCTATAGAGTGATCCTCAACAAGAATACCTTTTGACATTTCAAGTGTCTGTAGTGTTGGCTTGTAGCCAAACAATTCTTCTTTGTGGAGTTCCTGCAGGTATGTTTTTGTTGTCACAGAAAGTAAGTCTTTCTTATTTCTTGAATTGGTCATAAGTGAGCCAAGCATGGAACACCTAAACTTGTAGTTGCTAAAGTCTGTTTCTCTCATTTTATTTAGTTGTTACTTCTTTCTTTACTCTCAAAGTGTTATCCCTGTCGTATATTCCAACAGCTACAACCTTACCATCTTCAGATTTATTCTTGACATACCATCCAAACAAGTTTGGTTTACCCTGAGAGTTCATATCCTTTTGCTCTAACTGAACGTTAAGGTTTTTGTAAGGTGCGTCATAAAGTTCTCTTCCTATACCCCAATTGGTGCAGGCACGTTTAAATGAATCAGATGCTTCACCTTTTTGACTATGTACGTTTGATGGTTCTCCGACATCATCTTTGTAGACCCATTGACCATCTTCTCCTTTGATGCCTACGCTACAGAACAAGTTGTTCTTCTCCGCATAGTGTTTCCTTGACCAGTTTTCTGCGCCAACGACTTCATCTAATCTCGCCATGTCCACCCTTGCGTCTTTGTAGATCATAAGTGAACACCAGTTCCCACGATGGGAGCCTACTCTTACTTCCAGTTCATTGCCCCTCAAAGGCAGTGATAAATTCTTGATTGTACTCATTTTTTACTTGTTTTAAATTAATTACATTTTTTTTCTTAAGCTTGTTAAAAGACTCGTACAGTGTTTCTAAACGAGTTTCTTTTCTAATGGTTTCTTCCTCAGTATTGCATTTCTTTCTACGTGTCTTTTCTATCTCTGAGTGCTTAAACGTAAAACACAATGAGTCTGACAAGACTTGTATATCATGCTTGTATGCAAAGTAAACCTTCCAATCCTCCATGATGTAGTAGACATCTGAAGAGGTATTGTACATTTCGTATTTGTGCTGTCTCTTGTAAGTTCTTCTAATTAACTGTACCCTTGGCAACATTATTGAAGATGTTCCTTCCTCAAATTCCTTTCGTTTAAAAAAGGCTGTATCTCTTTCCCATATTTCCTTAAGTAATGTACTTCTGAATTTTGTTGTGATAGAATTCTCTTCTTTTAAACCTATCTTTAAGGACTTCTGCTTTGTATTCAAATTCATCTTTAGTTATTTTTTGGTTTGCGTAAAGCATAAAAAGTGTCAGGACTTCGAGTCTCGTCTTGATCACCTCTTCCGCTATGTACTCTCTGTGCTTTCTTATTCTGATTCTTTTTCTGTTCAAAGCAAAATTCTTGATATTCTGCGTCAAGGAGAATATCCTCGTTACTGTTGTGATAAAAGTTTTCATGCAAAAGTGTTTTAGTTAATCCCATCGTTGTCGCTCTTTAGTGAAGATGCAATATCTTCTATTAAGTTAATCAAGTCTAATGTGTGTACACCTTCTGTCGACCCAACCCACCATGTAGTATTTTGATGAGTTGTAAAATATTCGTCAAAGGTATTATAATCGTATATTTCATACGTTGCTGAATCCCAACGAAGTACCCATGATCTGTACACGGATTGATCCGAGTTAGCAGATGGGAACGTTGGTTTTCCTAAAATCCTTACAAGTGTCTTGTAGTCTACACCATGTATCTTTAGACCTTTAAAAGAGCTGAGGTGTCCGTGTTCGTAAGCCAAATCTTGTTCGTGTACTCTATACACGATCATCGAATCAGGCAATAATAGTCTCTGTAATTTATTAGTTTGACTGTTCATATATTAGATTTAATTTGTGGACAAGTTACACACAATAAATCTTATAAACAAATTTTTCTTTTGTGGATTTAAAACAATCGCATAAAAAAAGGAGGGTATTACCCCTCCCTCC